TCCTTCTATGAAACTCCCTGGTAGCCCCTCATCATTATATGATGTGCGAATACTTGGGTTAAACGTACCTGCAACGGCTGACAAGGACTGTTGCGGTTGTGACCACATGCCTAAATGTCTCGCTGATTTGCAGTTAAAGTTTTTCATAGTATTTTATTTAGTCCTGGTTTAAAATTTCTTCAATTTAATAGTGTTTTTCTTCACTTTTTGTTTCGATGTGTCTATTATATATCAGGTTTGATTAGTTGTCAACAATTTTTTCAACTATCTTACCCAAAACATAAAGATTCTTTCACTAACTAGGCTTTCGTCTAATCAGTGCATGAAGTATAACACCGTGTTCATTTAATGTCAAGCCTTATTTAACTAGTACGAAAGTAGCACATAAATATTCGATGAAGCCAACTTTACACTTTTTTGGATGCAGTCACGGACTCTATGGAACAGTTGATGGGTCACACCCTGACGCACATACTTGGACTACGGACAAAAGTGTTCCCATGGTCTTGTCCAAACTACTCAATAGTGAACTAAACAATCAAAGCTGGGCAGGCTCGTGTAACTACCAAATCTTTCGTCAGGCCCTCAAAGTCATGGACACTATTAGTGAAGACGACATTGTGTTTATGCAATGGACTTATGTTAGAAAGATTTGGACAAGTCACGGTGCTAGCTTATGGATAAGTGATAGCCCTATCAAGAATACCCCAAGAGAGGTCGAGATTGATTGGATGAACAACATGACAGTTGACTTGTTCGACCAGATGACCAACACTTACTACCATCACTTTTTTGATACTGAGCAGGAACTGAGTCAATTAATCAGTTTTAATAACATGATTAAAAGTAGAACAAAAGGTAAATACTATTATTCAATCATAGACAGTGAAGAACTGTTTAAGATTATCACGCCCGAAGGTAAGTTCTTACGTGATGAAATAATGAATGACCCGTCACTGATACTAATTGACGGGAAACAAACAACAACAGACTTTCTAATTGAGCATCCAGAATGTATCTATGATAACGTTCATGCATCAGAAGAAGGTTGTAAACGAATTGCTGAAGGTTACTTCACACACATAACAGGAAAAGAATATGATTTTTAAACCCAAAGAATACTCAGTAGTCTTTCTAAGCTACGATGAACCAAACGCAGACGCAAACTATCAGCGTTTGCTAGACTTCTGCCCTACAGCTAAAAGAGTACACGGAGTCAAGGGCTCTGACACCGCTCATAAAGAGGTAGCAAAACTATCTGATACAGATAATGTTATCATTGTAGATGGTGACAACTTTTTAAAGCCCAATTTCTTTGATAATAGTTTTATTCTAGACGATAAAGTTGACTTATCTAAGAGTGTGTTGAGTTATTCAGCATACAACATTTTAAACGGTTGTCAATATGGCAACGGTGGAATCAAAGTTTGGCCTGTCAGTCTATTAAATTCAATGAAAACCCATGAAAATTCAGACACAATTAGTATTGATTTTGAGCTGGAAAACTATCTTCAATTGAACACTAGTGGATCCGATATCATCATCACTGCTAGTCCATTGCAAGCATGGCGTGCAGGGTTTCGTGAAGGTGTCAAACTATGCTTAGAGAACAATCAACCGGTCAGTAGCTTAGATGATGTTAACTGGCGCAACTATGAGCGTATCTATCGCTGGACTCATTGTGGATCAGACCAAACGAACGGATTATGGGCAGTGCTGGGCGCACGTTTTGGAGTCTATTATGCTATTCACCAAAGATTAGAATCACTTAGTATCCTTTGTGACTTTGACAAACTCAATAAGATGTTTACTAGCATTGAACTGTATAAGGACAACTTAGAGCATGAGTGTAACAGAATGGGCGACTTAATCAATAAGCCCGACGTTAAGAGACAAATTGGTAATATCTTGCCCCCAAGAGAAAGTAAACAGTTTAGAGAACTAGCTCCCATCTTACGTAGCGAAGAAAAGTTTATTAAATTTAAATATACTCCTCCCTACGAACTTGTTTATATTAGTAACGAAGAACCAAACAGTGAGCTTCACTATGAAATACTCATAGAACGCTTCCCATACGCAAAACGTGCAACTAGTGAACTAAAGGGTGCGAAGATGTGTTCAAGTGATTACTTCTGGGTCGTAGACCACAATGCAGTTATCAGTGAAGACTTTGATTTAATCTATACATTTGACTTCTTTGAACCAGACGTTGCTCGTGTGTTCTTAGCCGCAGATAAGAACGGAGATTATAGCACAAAGGGTGCAATCAAACTGTTGCCTAGAATGAGCACAATCCGTGAGGACACTTTAGGAACAGTTGAAGTTCCATTATTAACTAACTACACAGACCTATGAAAATCGATACAGAACACATGCATCACTGGATGAATGCTATCCGTGAAAGCACAGACCATAAAAGAACACTAGAAGCATTCTGGCGCGGACAGATGCTTAGTAAAGAATGGTTGATAGAGACTATCACACCCATGATAGTAGAGGAAGTGACAATTGACGTACATGCGGGATGGTTCGGTACACTAGCTAGTATGATATTTTGTAGTGATATTCCTGTTAAATCAATTCAATCTATCGATAAAGATCCAGACTGTCAGTTAATTGCTGAGAAAATGAATCGTATGGAAACGGACAGTAAACGATTTAGAGCAATTACCAAAGATATTACTAGATTCCATAGTTATGCTGACGTAATTATCAACACAAGTTGCGAACATTTAAGTCAGGAAACGTATGATTTATGGTTAAGTCAATTACCGGAAAAGAGCATGTTGGTGCTTCAATCAACCAACTATGAGATTGACGAACACATACGTACCGCAACTAGCGTAAGAGACTTTAGTGAGCAAAGCCATATCAAAGTGTTGTGGGAGGGTGAGCTTGTATTGCCTAAATATAGCCGCTATATGCTCATTGGAACTCAATAAGCTATCTACATACACAAGAGGCTAAAAAACGGCGGTTTATCAAAACACGCCGTTTTCCATTAAAAAAGATATCCTCACGGCGCCTAGAACACAATGTTTTTTAGCCGTTTTAGAGTTTTTAAGATTACTCTAAGAGATCCCAGTCACTTATTGATAAGCTAGGGATGTCAAGTGTGTGTCTAATATGCTTGGGGTCATACCATACACAAAACTGATAACAGTCCTTACACATTGAATTGCAACAACTATAGAGTCTATCATCATACTCAAGTTTGTACCCAGTTGACCGTTCTAGGAACTGTACAAACTTCCTGAACTTGCGGAAACTTAGTTCTGGGTTGTTATATTGTACGTTGCGACTAATGAATAAAACGTCTTTATTCCATTTATCATAGTTATTTAAAACGTATTTGATATTGTCACTTGTGATAGCTAGTCCATTACCCTGTAGTCTGTTCTCACTGTTTAGGTATGCTCTGTTGCATATGCGAGAAACATTACTGGGCCAGCGATTATTATTGAATATTCCGTGAAATCCTGACACTATATTATCACGTACATAAAGGATCATATGTTCGTATGTGGAGAGGTCAATGTTCTGATAGTTCTCCCACAAACCATGACTCTTATCGTTACGAGCCACTTCGTATATGTGTTCCCAATCACTTAGATTCTCACTAGTGACTAATCTATATTCATTCTGCAACATCTAACACCAAATGAATGCGTGGTTCCCATCCACCGTTATATACAAAATGCTCACGGGTAGTGTCTACAAGATAGAAATGACCATCATTGGGTATGTGATAGCATTTGGCTGCAAGTTCACCCTCGGTCTTTTCCCCAAAGAATGCATTAGGGTTCGTGTCGAATACGTAATGATAACGCTTCTCTAAGTCTAAGTGTACGCTTAGTCCACGCTTGGTGAGTAAACGCATATAGCGAATGCGACCAAACTTAATATTAGCGTCAGTTTCTAATTGTTTAATAACGTTCTTTGTATACTCAGGAAGTTCGTCTACATATTCAGTGAACTCATGCTCATAACCCGTAAACGTTTTAGTAGCTTTGTCATACAGTGAACCGATACAGTCTAGCATAGGGTATTGTGCACCGGGTCTATACTTGACACCTAACTGATTCCCAGAATAGAACTTACCGTCAATGGTTCTATCCTCAGGCCATCCTACATTATTAATTAAATCAGTCATGTCTTTATACATTAACTGATAGTCTGCTTTAAACTCTGTCTTAGTAATGAAATTCATAGTTGTCCAAATCCCCATTTACGTTCTTCACACCACCAGCAAGTGCCACAGTGGCCACGTACTGTATTTAAGTCTTCACAGCTACGGGTTATAGGGAACAATGTTTCCATTAGATTATGTTCAGTGTATAGTTCACCGATAGCCTTCTTGTCTGTATTTAAGAAGGGTCGTATCTCAATAAACTC